AGTGCTGCGGCTTCCATAATGCGGAGGCCCTCAAGCATGTCGCGGCGGTTGTCGACATTGTAGAGGTCAAATAGCCCTCCAGAACTAAGCAGCACCTCATACTTCAAACCCACGTAGCCGGCCATGCTGGTCGTCCATTGGGTCTGCATACGCATGAACATCATCACGATGTCCCAGTTATCGTCCCAAACCTCAAAATTGTCGCTGCTTTCTTCCTTGGGCTTGGGCAGGACAATGCCCAGAGCCTTGGCATCATCCTGCGAGTGATCCTCGACGCGCTTGCCGCCGCCAGCCCAATAGATCGCAGCGTCCTTTAGTTTCCCGACTTGGCGCCTTCAAAGGTGTCGGTGTAAGCCTTGAGCACGCCGCGGATCCAATAAGGGTCGTCGCTCAGGTCACGCAGGGCTTCCATCGAGAACGGCACAGCCTTGCCGTCTTCATCGTCGATGCCGTCCCAGCCCACCAGCACAGCTTTGAGCAGGTCAAGTTCGCTCTTCTCGCTGAGCTTCAGGAAATCCTTGCGGCCAACGCGTTTGAACGTTGCATCGAAAGTGTTGGTGTCAAAAGTGCCGCCGTCGCTAGGCTCCTCAATACTTACGGGCCACTTGAAGGTTTTGACCTTCTTGCGTACGAACGCCATAAGAAGAAGTAGTAGTTCCGCTTTATCTTACAGGCACAAAAAAGGGCCGCATCAGCGGCCCCGAGATTGGTGTGATTGAGCGCAGCTTAGGTGAACTGAAGCTCAAATTCATCATTCCCGCTGGTGCTGGGCACGCAGGTATAGGGAATGTTGAACATGGCAATGCCGTCCTGATCTCCATAGGACACGTCGCCGATGTCAACACGGGTGGAAGCGAAGTCCACGATGTTGCCGGCGGTGGTGCCGTGGGTGAAGTCCAGGTTGCCCAGGCTGGTGTCAGTCAGAGCAGCAGCGAAGTAATCCTTCGAGGCGATGCTCACGGCTTCGATGGTGGTCGAGCCAGTAGCGGCGCGGTCGGTCAGGATGACTTCTTTGTCGCAACCGATCAGCTCGCGGTACACCAGGGTGTTGCCGATGTCGAAGCTGAAGGACTGCAGGCAGCCAGCGAAAGAAAGGAGCTGGAAGCTGCTGGTGTTGCCGTTCTTGAAGATCAGCGGGGTTGCCTGGTTTGCGAAGGTTGCAGAGGGCAGTGCGCTGTCGTCAGGAGCGTTGTAGACGCCGGTGAAAGTGAAGTCGATCGTGGGGATCTCGCCGACGTTGGCGTTGATCACGAACGTGCCACGGCAGCCAGTCACCTTGTGACGCAGACCATCAATGTTGTAGTAGATGGTGACGCTAGAGAAGCTGGAGCTAACAGGGGCGTAGGTGACGCTGGTGGAAGCGACGACGGTTTCATCAAGGCCGCAAGCCTGAAGGGCTTTGCCGTAGGCAGGAGCCGTGCCAGCGGCGCCGGAACCGGTCAGTTCGACGCTGAAGGTGCATTCAACGCGGGTGTTTGCCAGAAGCTGCTCGGAAGCACCGAGGTAGGGGCGAACAACGTCGCGGTTGACAACATCACTCTGCTGAGGGGTGATGTTCAGATCCCTTACGAGAACGGCGTCGGTTCCGGTTGGTGTCGGATCCGTCCCGTACGTCGACTCCGTTTCGATCAGAATTAGGCGTTTCCGCAGGAGCAGAGCCATCGGTGGTTACCTCGAATGGTGTTGGGGGAGACGTGCGCTTGATTAACTTGCGCTCGCCCGTTTCCGGGTCCAGCAGGTAGCTCCCGCCTTCACCACGGTGTTCATCAGTCATGGTAAGTCGAGTGACTTGTTAGGCCCAAGTCTAGATCTGGTGATTTATTGGGTCAGATCAGCAACTTGAGTGCGGTAACGCACGTCGTATTCGCAGAAAATGACGCCCGCTGGATTGTCAGCCTCAAAGAAGTTGAATGTTGTTTGTGCCGGTTGTACGTCGATCGCTTCACCGCCCAAAGTCAAATCTGCCATCAGCTTTGAATGAAGGCTTTCGATGGTTGGATCGGCAACCGCATCAGGAGTCGCACCACGCACGATCACGCTGATGCGAACACGGAGCGTCCAGTCAAGCGTTGGTAAAGCGGTGTTCTGAACTGGCGTGTCTGTAAGAGGCTCGACAATCAATGCAGGAGATTCGGCCCTGGCTACCGCTTCAACGCGACTTCTATAGATGCGCGTGCCGACACCGGTGGTATCAGTCAGGGCAGTGCGTATTGCAGCAAGGATGTCTTCGCGCTTAGTCGTCATTGTCCAAGGGAACCAAAGGGACCAGGATCTTTGCCACCAGTAGTGATGGCCAAAGCTCTACGGTAAATCAAACAATCGGTCTTCCCTGCGCGTTCCAATGCTTCGCGCACCTTTACCCAGTTATCGAAGGTGCGCCGATCCATGTCCGCATTATGGGCATGGATTTAGCAACTGTCTTAATCGCAAGCCATCGAGATTGTCACGGACTCGCCTGAACCAATAGCAGTGGTGCGTGAACGGACGAATCGAACCACTCGGTTGGGATAGAAGTGAGCGTCAACGCCCGATTGGGTGTGCGCTTTTGCCTCGTCTAGAGAGAACCAGGTGTCGCCGTCCAGGCTGCCCTCATCCACGACAGTGACGTTGCCGCCGGTTACATCGTGGACAAAGGTGAAATTGATGCCGCTGACTTCAACGGCATCCGTGGCTGCAAGGCTGGTGAGCGTGCCAAGCGTCACGATATTTTCGCGACGCGAGGCCCAGCTTCCGTAGATCTCAGGCATTAGTAAGTACCACCGTCAATTGTCACGCCATCAATCGTTCCACCGGTGATCGACACGTTGTTAGCAGCTTGGGTGGCAATGCTGCCCAGACCAAGAGTGGTACGTGCAGTTGCGGCATCAGCATCGTCAACCAGGGTTCGGCCATACGCGCTGAAATCTGCCAAATCGGCAGTGCCGGAACCGGTGAAGAACGGCAGCTTGTTGGCTGCGCTGGTCAGTCCGGCAAGTGCAGACAGTTCAGCGTCTTGAGCTTGAACATCAGTGCCGATGACCAAGCCAAGGTTTGTGCGAGCAGCAGATGCGCTAGTTGCGCCAGTGCCGCCGTTGGCTACAGCGATCGTGCTGCCGTTCCAGGTGCCGCTGGTGATTGTGCCAACGCTGGTCAGGCTGGAACCAGTGACGCCCGAGCCGAGAGTGCTGCCGCTCAGGACAGAGGTGCCGGCGATCTTGAACTCTTTGCCAGAGGCAAGGTCGATGTGCTCCGAGCTGGTCCAGCTGTCGGTGCTGTCGATCCAATTGAAGGTTTTGTCGGTTGCACCCTTCAGGGTGATACCGCCGCCATCGGCAGTGGCGTCAGAAGGCGAGGCGGTAGAACCCAGCTCCAGGTTCTTGTCATCCACGGAAACCGTGGTGCTGTTAATGGTCGAAACCGTGCCATTAACGGTGAGGTTGCCTCCGACCGTGACGTTGCCAGTCGTCTCCAACGTCGCAATCGTTGCGCTGCTGAAGTCGAGAGTGCCGGTAAACGTCTTATTACCGCTGATTGTTTGGGTGCTGCTCAGCGTCGTAAACGCGCCGGAGCCACCAATGGCAAGGATCGTGGTTGCCGTTCCACCTGCTCCGCCGGTGCCTTCGCCGTAATACAGCGTGTCGTCAACTTCGTTGAACGCAAGTTCGGCGTTGGCCAAGCTCGAAGGGGCTCCGGCATCGCCAGAGGCGCGCCGCTTGATCCGAAGGGTATTGGCCATCTGGTGGGTGCCTCCTTAGCGCTGAAAACTAGGTCCTAGGGATCTGCCTGAGTCACTTTAGCCCGGATACTTGACAGGGTTAAGTCCTAGAAATTGCCGCCATCGGCAAGCGTCAACTTTGTGTTGACGTCATCCGCCTTGAATGTGGAAGTGTATGAGTCGTAGTAGAGAACACTCCCGTCGGTTTTATCAGTTGTAGTCACATCGTTTAGGTCGCCCAGAGAAAAGGCGCTTCGGGTCGATGAGTAGACAAGGTCATCCCATTCGGTCGTGCCATCGCCGATCTTGAACTTGCCTGTATCCGTTTCAAACCCGATCTCACCGATGGCAAGGATGGGATTTGCATCGGTCCATTCAGACGCCGTGCCACGGCGGTTTTGAATCCGAATAGCCATGATCAGACTCCACCAGCGTCGAATACATCCGCGCCGCTTAGATCTGTAGTCGGTCCGCCGCCGTCAAGGTCTTCGTCAACCAAGGTCAACGTGCGACCAACAACCTTGGTGAGAAACAGCTTGCAGATCAAACCATCGTCAACAAGCTGGGTGCTACGGACTTGGTACATCTTGCCGTCGACCTCAATGCCGGATCCATAGGCAAGTGACCCAAAATCCGAAGCCTTGGCCATCAGCACGTAATCAGTAGTGAGTACAACGCCGTCAGCAATGATTTCGCTGGGCTGCTCAAGGATGCCTTTGCCCGTTGTGGAGCCAGCAGTACAACTCACAGCAAAGTGATTGCTGTTGAAGAAAACGTCTAGGTCTTCGGAGAGGTTCATAAAGACAGCTTACCGAGGTTGGCCTACATAAAAAAGCGCCCAGACCCGAAGGCCTAGGCGCCGCGTCCTTCGCTTAAGCAGCTTAGGCGTACTTCTTGGCAGCCACAGCGTTGAGGCTGTAGGTGTGGGTAGAAGTGGAGGTGGTGGACACAGCCTTCACCCAACGCTTAGCGCTGGACTTAGGGAA